AAACCTAGAAGCTCTTCGCGGGCAAAACCAGCCTGCCCGCCTGCAGCTACAATAGCCGCAATATCTTCGGTGGCCATGGGGATAGTAGTAGATAGGTTTTTAATATCACTGCCCATAGCTTTAAACTGTTCCGGAGTGTCAAAATCCACTACCTTTTTAACATCAGCCATAGCAGACTCAAACTTTATTGCTGCTTTCACCGGTAGACCTATAGCACCATAAGCCACAGCCGCCGTGGTAGCCAGACCGCGCAGCGCATCATTGCGTTTACTTATATGGCTGTCGTATGCGGCATCAGCGGCGGCCAGTTTTTTTTGCGCATCACCTAAATGATCTAAACTCTTGGCTAGCCTATCGCTCTCACCGCTTAAGTCTTTCATGTTTACGCCGGATTTTTTCAAGGCTACATTTAAAGCCAGAAGGTCTTTTTCTGCTTTAGCTATCTTGTCAGCGTTTTTTATTGCCGCGCTAGTGGTGCCGTTAGCCATTAAATCTTTTTGTTTTTTATTAAGCTCTGTTAATGTTTGGGATAACTTTTGGTATTTCTCTACACTTAACTTTTGCTTATTCATCTGCTGTAAATTAGCAGATAATTTACCTGCTTGGTCACCAGCATTTTTAAATGCCGCACCAAACGCAGCGCTGGCAAGAGCTGTTAATACTAATTGCACCTCGATAGAGCTGGCCATATTGCTCACCACCAAAACAAATTATTTACTTTTATTGCACAAAAAAGGTATAATATAGCCACAATCTAAACACTGAGGAAGGGGGAATTACAATGCTTAAAACTATCGGTTTGATTATGTTGTTTATTGGCCTTACTATATATGGTTATATAATAAGTATTCCCTGTGCATTGATACTTCTGCCTCTTTGTGGCCCTTGGATTTTTGTTGCCTTTATTCCCGCAGCTATGCTTTGCAGTGCTATAGGTGTTGCGTCTTTTAGAGATGGTGAATTAATGTAAAACAGGGACTAAGTCCCTGTTTTTTTGTTAACTTCTGTTGCTACTTCACACCACATCAAAAGCCGCCGGATAGTCATACCACCCCAATAGTCCACAAAAGAGTTACTCTTAGCCGCCATGATGTATAGTAGCTTTTTAATATCAGCTAAATAATGACGTCCGAGACGCCTAACAAAAAATTTGATACCTGTATTGTTATTAAAGTAAAATCTCTTAATGGCAAATCTTTTACGTCTTCCACCGGAATCTTAAGCGCCCTGGCTGCCAAAGCCGCTTGATAACGTTTATCCATTTCCCAGGCAACCGATACAATACCACCTGCCAATAAATCCTCTTGCGCCGCTATACAATCGTTGCCGGTTAACCCCTCTAAATCCAGATCCAAATCTGTTACAAACTCACCTTTATATTCAAACTCTTTACTCAGTGTAATTTTCATTTTTCGTACAAACCTCCCATAATATTAAGACAGGTCTCAGCCCCGCTAATAGAGACTGAGACCTGTTATTTGTTAATACTTACATACCGAGTGCCGCCCGTACAGGTGCCAGATAATCCTCATTATCCACCTTAAAGATATAGTTTAGTTTATCCAGCTCCAGCACTTCTTTACCGTCAAACCAGATCTTAATATACAAACACTCGTACTTGTTGCTGGTATCTGTCTGACTACCCATTGCCAGTTTGCCCAGTGCCATCTCTTTGGGTAGCACCTTAGTTAAAACTTTTACTGCCACTATCTTTTGCAGCATACTACCGGCATCAATGCGCTGGATTGCGCCACGCATATCCAGCGTGTGAATCTTTTGGGCAGTGGTAGCCATAGTAGCCTCATTCACCGCCCGCCAGTTGATACCTATTTCCATACCGCTAAACTGACCGAGTACCGGAGTATCCAACTCGCCGGCAATACCGGCACCTTGTAGACCCTCCGATACAGCCGTAAGAGTCGGTAACTCTACGTCAGCAATACCGATTAAATCATTAGACTCTAGATACACCTTAAAACCAATTAGCTTATCTGGTACTTGATTTGCCATGCTTAACCCCTCCTATCCAAATAGCCCGGCTAAGTAAGATACATCGTACTCGACAATAAACTCAATATCACGTGCAGGAGCCGGAGGCGTTACATAAACGTGATACCGGATAATGCCGTCTAATAAATCAGTGGCTGGGTTCTCCGCTGCACTAAATTCCACCCTGCCACCTAAAATATACTCTCTCGCAGCAAGACCATTCATCCAGATATTTAAACTGTCAGTAATTGTTTCTACCAACCGACGATTAATAGGTGCATCAAGGCGCTGCCAAGTGGATAAAATTATAGTATTGCGAATCCAGTTCATCATACGCCTGATCGGAGTAAAAGCGTCTTTAGGATCTGTTACCGATGGATAAACCGAAGTTCTATTACCCCACGCTTTCCAACCTCCTACAAAATTAAGAGCGGTAACTACACCCTGGCCGTTTAAGTAAGCAGCGGTATCCACGCCTAAAAAGACTTCTTTTTCCACACCACCTATTTCAACGACCGCACTGGAACACTGCAGGTTATGATTCGATGGCGACATATAAGGGACATCGCCATTTTCGCCGTCCAGCTTATTAATTACACCAGCCAGCTGGGTGGACAAATGGTACCTGTTGTTACCTAATTTAACCTTTGGCCAACAAACCACCATTGCCGGATCTATTAAGTTATTATCTGTTTTTAAAGCTGCAGCGTCCTGATAATTAGCAGCTCCGTCTGTACTATCGTCCGCCAATAAGTCCACCAGGCAGATAGCCTGAAATACACTGTTAATATCGTAACATTTAGCTTTCATAGTCGCTGCCACGGTTTCATCTGTTGACCACTTAGGCGCGCAGATAATACCCGGCACTAACCCAAATCTGGGATAAACCTCGCTAATCAGTTCCAGCCCTGTGCCTTGCAATGTAGTGGGATTAACACCCCCGACGATATCAGCAGCACTTACCCCTGACGGAATGAGCACAGAATACCCAATATTTAATGTAGTTGTACCTGCAGGTATCCCGCCTCCGGGTACAATGGTTATAAAGGCGTCACCGTCGGGCCGGTAAGTAAGTGTATAGTCATCGTTTAGTACGTAATCTGTACCGCCACCACCAGGCTGCACCACAACACTATTGTGCAACACCCCAGAATCAGGTATCTCATACACATCCGCCACAAGTGTTACATCGCTGGCTGCTACATCCAGCGAGTGCTCTTCTGGGTCCAGCACATTTATAAATACCACTGGCGCCACATTAAACAGTCCAAAATGTGACGACATAAACTCGCACAAGGTATAGCACTCCCAGTCGTCGGAGTAGCCAAGTGCGGCTACTGCCTCCGCATAGGAATAACAAAGGAGCGGTTTATTTACCGCTCCTTGTGGGTCAGCTATCATATTAATTGGTGCTGTGCCGATAACTATTGGTAGGCCTGCGCTCACCGATACCACCGGCGCTAAACTGGTAGGTACCTCTGAGGTACTTACCTGATGCTTATAAGCCATTAAAAAACCTCCTATTCGTCACCAATCGGATAATCATAGGGTAAGTAATTACCCCAAGCCTTTTGCCCCTCCATAATCACCGGCTTGGCAAACATCCATTTGGTAGTAATCTGCCCAAGCCAGCAAGGCCAAGGCTGTGCCTCAAAGATTGCATACTTAAAGGGGTATTGCATAACATACCGCTGATCAATTGTGGGGTACTCCTGCAGTCGCTGCCTGATTATCCCCATAATATGCAACACATCTTTCCAACCTTCGGTATCCTCGCTCTTTACCCCAATATAGATATCAATTGTTAAATTACCCTGGTCAATAGTGTCCTCGCCCTCTAAAAATTTAGCCATCACATAGGGATAAACACTTTCAATTGGATGTCGTGAATCTTTGGGCGGTAGCGACCCCAGGAAAAAGTTAATCGGTCTTTGCTCTCCATCACGCCCAGGATTAACCCCTCTTAACGCCTGTTGATACGCCTTTTGTAAACCCTCTAACAATAAAAAAGGAGTCAATGTCTAACCCCCTAACAACTTGCCTATTTCGCGTTCTATTGCTCGCTCATAGCCGCTTTCAAGTGCTTGGCGGAGCATATCATTATAACTAGATTCTTCCATCTGGTCGCCCATCATTTCGGGCACCGATGGCCCGTATTTAATATGGATAGGGTAGCGGGGCTGATCAACTCTCTTTAATACATGAGGCATACCACCACCGCCAAACTGGACAAAACCACCAGGATAAGTTTTTAACCCGTCGTCTCTACGCACCCCTACCTGGATAGGCTGTGGATGATTAGTGTGCTGTGGTCGATCAGACTGCACTTTAAAGCGTATAAGCTCTCTGCGAGGCCCTCTGGCAGTTAGCAGCATAGTATATCCGCCTCTGCCACCACTAGGGCCGCTAAGTTTCATCGCTGAGCGTACATCAGGCGCATTAATGTAATACTCCGATGTAATCTGATTAATAACAGATTTTTGCGCATCGCGGGCAGCGGTTGTAACTATATTACGCAGTGCTTGTGGTGCTTTTTTGCCCACTGCTTCCAGGACAGTTTTAGCCTTATCCAAGGCTTGTGTCTCAACCTTAATAAAATTACTCATGAGTCGTTAACCTCCAATAAGACCTCAAGCAGACCCATATCCTCGGTAACCGACGTAACTATGTGCCACTTACCGTTTACATGCATATGCTGCCGGGCAGATGGTAGGTAACCCAGAGCAGAGAGCCTGACAAACATGTGTATAGCCTTGCGGTAAACCCCCTCGGCAAAATCTGCCGTACCCAGCAATCCCATATCCGGTTTATCGGTAAGGCTCTCATCAAGTACAGCATCCACCATAACACCATCGACATCTACCGGCTCGGCAAATTCGTCCAGATTTAAAAATGTGCTGTCGATATCTGCAGCAACCATATCCTTAAAAGCGCTCATTATACTTTACCCTTACGCCCCATTTGTGCAGGTGCGGGTGTTGTTGATTCAGATTGCTCCGGTGGTTCCGGTGATTCCGGTGGTTCCGGTGGTTCCGGTGATTCCGGTGGTTCCGGTGATTCCGGTGATTCCGGTGGTTCCGGTGATTCCGGTGGTTCCGGTGATTCCGGTGGTTCCGGTGATTCCGGTGGTTCCGGTGATTCCTGCAGAGGTTGACCCCCTTTTGCAGCGTCCTTAACTAATTTCGCTGCGCTGTGTTCCAGCCAGGCCTCTGCCCAGTTGAGCGGCACATCGGAGATAATATCACCTACCCGGTACTGTTTGCCTCCCCACAGAATACTTTTAA